ACAATACTTGGGAAATGGATGATTGGAAATTTAGAGCATTTCCCAAGGATGCTAATTTACTTACGTACGACGATGGTACTAACTGTGTAATAAACACTGCTACAGAACATTTTGATAATCAAGTATGGTTTAAAAATATACAAGAAGGTATGCTATGTGTACTCCAAGGTAACGATTTAGACCTCGACGATCATGTAAATAAACCCACTAGCTTAGAACACTTTAAAACTATGTATCCGCTGTCTGTGCCTCTGTTTGAGGGGACTAAGACATTTGATTTCCCAAGCGGATCATTTACAAGATATATGATTATAGGTCACAAATAATGGCATTAAAAAACGGCAAGCCTAATGCGCTAAATGCTCTCGATTTAAGAAAAGTTAATTTTCCTGCACATCATTTTCACTATACACTGTTGTCAAAATATACCCCTATATTTCACAAAACAGTAGACACATGGATTTACAATAATTTAAATAGTCGTTACTACATAGGTCAAGCTGTAGATCTAGTAGACAATACAATAGTCTACGTTACTAAAATTGGATTTGAGCAAGAAAAAGAACTTAGCTTTTTCAAACTTGCATGTCCACATTTAACCTAACAGATAATTAATAAGCATATATAATTCATATAAGGAGGTCTTATGACTGAAGAAACCAATGTACAACAACCTGCAGAAGCAGCACCACAACAACAAGAATCAAACGATTTAACAATTAATGATCTTAACGCTATGCGAACTATCATCGATATTGCTAGCTCTCGAGGTGCTTTTAAACCAAATGAAATGGTAGCAGTTGGACAAACATATAATAAACTATCTGCATTTTTAGATACAGTAGCTAAACAACCAAAGCAAGGAGCATAATATGCAATCCTTAAAACATGTAGGTAGAATTAAGGCAACTGGACGTAGATGCATGGTAGTGTTTAGAACACTACCCGGCGATGCATTCAGCTGTTTGATCATCCAGTCTGATTCACTTGAACCAGGATATCACGATCAACTTATTGCTCTTGTAGAATCAAATGCTGCTCAGTCGGCAAATGAATTTAGCGAAGTTCTTGCACGAGGTGTGTTTTCAGATGGTAGCACTATGTTACCTAGTCTACATGTTAAGGGATTACTTACTAAAGTACCAACTGATGCCGTAGAAATGGTTCCTAATATGCAAACTACTATTTTGTTGTCAGAACTAAATCAAGTTATTGCACAACAAGCAGGTGTGAGCGTACAAGATCTTGCAATTAAACCAAATGCAAATCAAAACGTCGAAATCCAAGAACTTGCAAAAGTTAAGGATATTAGTCCTGTAACTGGCAATACCGATCCAATCGGAGATCAAGACTTTGGAAGAACTACTAGTGCATCAGTTAATGAAGAACCGTTAACCGACGAAGCCCTTGCTAAAAAATTCCGTAGCGATGCAGATCGTCTAAGTAAAGAAGCCGCCGAACTTCGTCGTCAAGCTGAAGAACTTGTACCTACAAAGAAAAAAGTTGCTGTTAAAGAGTGAACAAGGGAAAAGTCTTTCCTAAGGACGTAGTCGAACATTGGCCTGAAGTATTTGGAGAAATTACATTAAATGTAGTTCCTCTCAAATACTTAGACTCGATTACTGTTATTTTTAAAAATAATAAAGTTTGGGAAATTAAAATAAGTTCTAAACAGGCACAGGAAGATTGGGATTCGTTTGAAATAAATCTCAAAGAAATGCTTGCCTCTTACGAAAGCGAAATTGACAATGTTGATTTTAAACTTGATACTGAAAGAGTTAAGAAAGACATGATCACATATACTAATAAATTTTTAAAGAAAAGAAAATTAAAGTAATGGATGCAGAGATAGTTCCAATTTTTTCAATCGGAATTTATAAAAATATAGTAAGAGCGCCTACTAATAAAGAGCTGGACTGTATTAACTCCTATAAATTATCGTTTCAAAATTCCGGAAATACAATGTCCGAAGACAGATGCGTATTAAACAATCCAGCTCTAAAAGACTTGTCTAACGTAATTTTAGAAAACATTAAAAATTATGCAGTCGATGTTATGGGCATAGATAACGAGATGTATATAACAACATCTTGGATTAATTCTACAAATTTAAATCAACAACATAATATACACAATCATCCGAATAGTATTTTATCAGGATCTTATTACATTGATGTTGAAGATTCGCAACCGAGCATTTCTTTTAATAGAATGACTCCTCCGTTTTTGTTTAACATGTTTCCTAATAAATTTAATGTGTTTAATTCTACTCAATGGACGATTCCTGTAAGAAATAATATGATTGTTATTTTTCCCTCGTCATGTTACCACTATGTAAATCTCAATACTAATGTAAAACCCAGGGTTAGTATTGCATTTGATACCTTTATTAAAGGATCAATTGGACGAAATTTATCTGGCGTCGACTTAAACTTAAACTAAAATGAATGTAAAACTTTTATCATACTCACAACCAACGAAAGAATTTGCCGATTTAGGCATTGATGATGCACAAGAACTTATTGCGTATTGTGCCAGGGTTAGTAATCCAAGCAATCAACTAAACACAGAAACTAGTGAAAAACTTATTAACTATCTAGTTAAACATGCACACTGGAGCCCGCTTGAAATGGTGTCAGCCTGCGTTGAAATCGAAACTACAAGAGATATTGCTAGACAAATCCTTAGACACAGAAGTTTTGCCTTCCAAGAGTTCAGTCAGCGTTATGCTGATCCAACGAAAGATCTTAGCTTTGTACTGAGAGAAGCTCGCTTACAAGATACGAAGAATCGTCAAAATAGTGTTGAGACAGACGACGAAGAATTAAAAGAACGATGGAATCTTATGCAGCAACGTGTAATCGACGAAGCCAAATATGTATACCAATGGGCAATTGACCACGGCATTGCCAAGGAACAGGCTCGTGCAGTATTGCCAGAAGGCAATACAGTTAGCCGAGTATACATGAATGGCACACTACGTAGTTGGATTCACTTTATCGAATTACGTAGTGCCAATGGCACACAAAAAGAGCATCAACTAGTTGCAGTTGCCTGTGCTCAAGCAATCTCAGCTATCTTTCCAATGGCTTCTAAATTAATTTCTTGATCTAAGAACATTTCCGGAGGGAACATTTTGATATGTGATTCAAATTGTTCCTTTAACCATTCATAGTCATTAATCATAGCAAGGGCGATTCTATCGCCCTTATATGTTTTTCCGTACCATTCCCCTGCACTAGCACCGCCCCTAACATATTCACCTAAAGGACGACTTCCGCCTTTTGAAGTCCATGCTAACAGTCTCTCGTCTGTTTCTGCTTGTACTTGTCTGTCAATAACACCTGATGCTAGTTTAACACATTCTCTAAATGCACCTCTCCAGGCATTAAATGGACTAGTTGCAAAATTATTAATGTTTGATATCTCATCCATTATTGTAATCTTTGCACCGATACTAGTTGTAATGTCGACAGCAGTTTCTTCATCGGCCATTAAAATTAAATGTTTAGGAATTAACTTAACTCCACTGTGCCCGTATTCTAATTGATTAATAGGATTAATACTTTTCCAGATATGTACTACGTCAAAATCCCATTCAGGCACAATATAATGAAAATCAAATGCATCTATTACTGTAGCATCTGCATCGACTACCCAGAAAAATGCTGTGGAAGATTGTTTAGCTGCCTCTAAGTGTGCGTTAAATATGCCTTTAACCCCAGATATAACTTTTACATCAGGTCGTTTTTCTTTTAGATATCTTAAATTTTTACCTGCGTTATTCTCATCGTATTGAATAAAAAACACATCATATTCAGGGTATGATATAGCATCTGTGTAAACAAACTTTTTATCAATTTGTGTATCTGATGGTATCTTGGGAACTAGATAAATTTTAGCAGTTTTAGATTCAAACACATGAAAATATTTTTTGTCCCAATCTTCAATCTTATAATCAATTAATTTTTCCCACCCAATAACTTCAAGGTCGATGAACCATGCCATTGTTGTTGTAAACGTTACTTGCTTCATTAAAGATTCTACAGAACCCATATGCTGTTTAAATTTCGCATAAGGGTATGTAACAGTTAGCGTATCAATTAATTGTCTAATATTATCAGTTTTATTTTTATAGTAGAAAATAATATCGTTGTTCATTCTTTATCTAGGAAACCTGTTCCTGTCCTATATTGTTGTATGTGTACTGCTTTAAAAAATTTACTTGCTTCTGCATCTAAATTAGCAACTTCTAGATCGAGTGCATTTTTTAGTTCATTGCCCAACCATTGTGTTCTGTAGGCAAGGTCCGTTGCAGGGCCGTGACCTTTTTCATTCCAGTAATTAGTTAACCAATCAAAGTCTCGAACATTAACATAGTCCCAATCAGTGCAGTTGGTCATATAACAACCCTCACGAGCACCCATTATTGCCCATGCACCGTTATCAACATCTGCACCGACATTTAGCCAGACTAACAATCGTTGTAGATTTTTCCAGTGGATTTCTTTTTTAAATTCTTTGTTAGCAGTTTTAACTCCACGATCTAATGACATCTTAACGCCTTCACGGAATCCCGCTCGCCATGCTTGGAATGGGCTTGCGTTATTATAGACATCACTATAGCAGCTATTCATTTGTATGTATTCTGCATCCCAACAAAAATCCACTTGTGCATTAGGATCGTCGGCAGGAGCGTTTTCGTGCGTTTTCATATTAAGCACATAGTCTTTTGGCCATAGCTTTAATCCGCCGTTGCCATACATAAGTCCATTAACTACATTATAACCTGCCCATGATATAACGCATTTTGATAAATCTTTATGTTCATCAAAATTAACTTCTTGATTAAGAAAGTCCTCACGTACAATATTGTCTCCGTCTACTGTAACGAATCGGTCAGTATCGCTTAAGCGAGCACAGGCTTTATGTGCTTCGTCACTGCCTTTAACGCCATGTACACGTTTTGCCCATG